TAGTACTTCAGTTATCACATTACAGGCGAACGCTGTGGCGGGAGATGTATTACAAGTAGTTGCACAGACTTCAATATCAAACCTTGTACAAGGTTTCTTCACAACAGTTGCTTTAACAGCAACGACTGCTGACCAAGTATTGACTTCTAACGCAAAAGCAGTAATTGCAATTAAACATGTAATTGTTGCAACACATGCTACTGGTGGTACTCACGCTGCTGAGGTTCTTTTAATCAATGACGGTTCGAATGTATACTTCGTTCAGTATGGTGATGCATACTCAGGTTCATCTCTATTCACACTTTCTAGTGATATGAATAGTAATAACATGAGATTGCTAGTAACACCTGCTAATACGAATACTACATTTAAAACGTTCCAAATTAGAATGCAATAGGGAGGCATAAGAAATGGCTAAAACAAGAGGTTTCGAACTTGCCGAGTTAATCCGTGGTATACAGTTTGATGTCAGTAATGATGTTATTACTACTACAAAGGATATTCGTTCTAATGGACATACACAGGGTGGTTCTACCACTACTGCAGTAACAGAAGTTGCTATCGATACGTTTGCTCATGCAACGTATAGGGCTGCAAGATATGTTGTTGCTATGTCTTCGGGTTCAGATTTTCACTCTACTGAAATTGTCGTAGTACATGACGGTTCAGCAGTGACTCTAACTCAATATGGAACATTGAAATCATCTAACCTTGCATCGTTTGATGCTGACATTAGTGGTACAGATGTAAGATTGAAAGTAACTCCAGCAAGTAGTTCATCTACAGTTATCAAATTTGATAGGACAACGGTAGACGCTTAATCATTAAAAAAACTATTTTTAGGGGACTTTTCAGTCCCCTTTTTTTAACTCTCATAATGTATAAATAGTATCATGGCAACGAAATCAAAGTTCTACACAGACCTAGGGATAGCATCCCAAGATAACTCGACAGTAGATGGGGACTTAACGGTCACTGGAAATCTAACTGTTTCGGGCACTAGTTTTACAATTGATTCAACAACAGTTTCTGTTACAGATTCTATGTTTGAACTTGCAAGTGGGAACACTTCAAGTGACTTAATCGATATTGGTCTTTATGGAAACTATGATGATGGATTGTCAGATGGCGCAACTGAATATACTGGTTTATTCAGAGATGCTTCTGACTCAACATGGAAGTTGTTTGACGGATTAGAATTAGAACCAGGCAATACTGTTGACGCTACTGGTTCAGGATTTGCATTTGCAGATTTTAAAGCTGGTGATATAGAAGCGACAGGTCAGTTGACAGCAGTTGGGCCACTGAGTTTAGGTAATCTAAGAGTAGATGCTAATGATTCAGTCACTACAACTTCAACAACTGAAGCTACATTAGATACGTTTTCACTACTAGCATACAGAAGTGGAAAGTATCATTTACAGGCAACTAGTGGAAGTAATTATCATGCAACAGAAGTTATGGTAATACATGATGGAAGTAATGCTTACTTTTCACAATACGGTGATATAACAACAGGAACTTCGTTATTTACCCTATCTGTTGACACTTCCTCGGGTAGTGTTAGACTTAGAGTCATCCCCGCTTCAGCAAATTCAACAGTATTCAAATTTAGTAGAAATATTTTAAAAGTTTAACCCGATTCACCTTGTTATGAACACTCCAATGTTCTAAATACAGTAGTAAGAAATCACATTTAACGTACAGGACACACGCAAAAATGGCAACACAAAATAAATTTGTAGTAGAGTACGGAGTCAGTGTTGGAACCACCGAAGTAATTAATTCATCAGGAAAAATCGTTGCAGCTGCAATTTCAGATTTAACAACTGATAATCTTTCCGAAGGTTCCGCTAAGTACTACGCAAACTCTTTAGTAGACACACACATGTCGGATGCATCGACATCTAAGACACTGAACAATGTTCAGATTGACGGAGGAACTATCTAATGGCTGGTGAAAAGAATTTTAATATTAAGAATGGTTTAAACGTCAATGGCGTAGAGGTTATAGACTCTAGTGGTTCTATTACTGGTGCTGCTATTGGTAGTGAGACTATTGACGATAGAGTTGCTTCGTTACTAACTGCTGGTGCTGGTATTGGATTATCATATGATGATTCTGCTAACACATTAACAATCACAGGACAAGTTGGAGATATCACAGGAGTAAATGCTGGTGCTGGTTTAACTGGTACTGCAACTTCAGGTGATGCAACATTAAACATTGGTGCTGGTACAGGTATTACTGTAAACGCAGATGACATTGCAGTCAATATGTCTGCATTCGATACAGGTGATTTATCAGAAGGCTCAAACCTATACTTCACAAACGAAAGAGTTGACGACAGAGTTAATTCTTTAATTGTTGCTGGAACAGGACTTACATCTACATACGATGATGCTGCTGGAACACTTACACTTAACGGACAAGTTGGTGATATTACAGGTGTTACTGCTGGTGATGGTCTTACAGGTGGCGGTACAAGTGGTAATGTATCACTTGCTGTCCAAGTAGATGACAGTTCAATCGAAACAGATTCAGACACATTAAGAGTCAAAGCAGGTGGTATTACTAATGCCATGTTGGCGGGTTCTGTTGATAATAATAAACTATCCAATTCAAGTGTAACAATAAATTCTAATTCATTATCATTAGGTGGGACATTAAATTTAGACACTGGTGATTTTGCAGAAAACGGAAATCTATTTTTCACAAATGAAAGAGTTGACGATAGAGTTAGTGCTTTAGTTACTGCTGGTGTAAACGTTGCAACAACTTATGACGATGCAGCTGGAACACTAGAAATTAGAGTACCTTACGAAAATATTCAAGATACAGTTGGTGCTCAGATTGCAACCAATGGTACACATACAGGTCTTACTGCATCTTATGACGATGCAAACGATGGTGCAATCGACCTTGCAGTATCAACATCACATGTTAGAGGTTTAATATCAGCAAGTGGAGATTTATCATACGATAACTCAACTGGTGTAATTAGTTTCACAAACGATGCTGGTGATATCGAAAGTGTCACTGCTGGAGACGGTTTATCAGGCGGTGGAACTACAGGTGCATTATCTCTTGCAGTAAATGTTGACGGTAGTTCAATCGAAACAAGTTCAGACACACTTCAAGTAAAAGCATTAGGTATTACAGACGCTATGTTGGCGGGTTCTATATCAAACGCAAAACTTGCTAATAGTTCAATCACAGTTAACGGAAGTGCAACTGCCTTAGGTAGTGCAGTCACACTAGACACTGGTGATGTATCAGAAAATGGTAACCTTTATCATACAACAGAAAGAGTGCAAGATGTTGTTGGTAGTATGGCAACAGCAGGAACTAACATCACAGTATCATATGACGATACTGCTGGAACACTTACAATTAACTCTTCAGGAAAAACTGAAGAAGAAATCGAAGATATCGTAAATGGTTTGATAGTTGGTGGAACAAACATCACATCAACATATGACGATACTGCTGGAACACTTACACTTGCTGGTTTATCAGATGCAAATATCAGAGGATTAGTATCTGCTGGTGGTGATTTATCATATAACAGTGGAACTGGTGCTTTCTCATTCACAGAAAGAACAGATGCAGAAGTAAGAGGTCTAATCTCAGTTACTGATAACGCTGGAGATGGTTCACTATCATACAACTCTTCAACTGGTGCAATTACATATTCAGGTATTAGTGATTCACAAGTAAGAGGTAAATTATCAGTCACCGATTCAGGTGGAGATGGTTCACTTGCATATAATAGTGGTACTGGTGTAATAACATATACAGGCCCTAGTGCTGCTGAGACACGTGCTCATTTAAGTGCTGGTACTGGTGTTGCATACAGTGGTGGTCAATTCAGTATTGGTCAGGCAGTTTCAACAACTAGTGATGTGTCTTTTGCAGACCTTACACTTTCAGGCGATTTGACTGTTAACGGAACTACAACAACTGTTAACACTGCAACACTTAATGTATCTGATAATATCATTACACTTAACAATGATGTTACTGGAACACCTTCACAGGATTCAGGTATTGAAGTTGAAAGAGGAACTTCTGCTAATGTTTCATTGACATGGGACGAGTCAGAAGACGAATGGACATTTGGTTCGTATAATGTTAAGGCATCTTCTTTTGAAGGTTCATTGACAGGAAACGCTTCTACTGCATCTAGTGCTGCTAAGTTAACTACTGCAAGAACAATTGCATTGGGTGGAGACTTATCAGGTTCTGCATCATTTGATGGAACTGGTAATATCACAATTTCAGCTGCAGTTGCAGATGATTCACATAATCATACGATTGCAAATGTTGACGGATTACAGACTGCTTTGAACACTAAATACGAGAGTGGTTCAAACGCAACACTAGGAACAATTACTACAACTAACGCTAGTAATTCAGGTGGATATGTGAGAAACATATATCAGAACACATCAGCACCTTCAAGTAGTGATGGTGCGGTTGGTGATATGTGGATTTTATACTCTTAATAGAGTATATTTTTTTAATTTTTAAGGTATAATATAAATGGCATCAGGTTCACAGAAGGTAAAAACACCGCAGGGCTGGAATTCTACCCAAGGTGCTTGGGTTAAAACAGGTTCAACCACATGGTCAGCGGTAGACCAAATTTACGTTAAGACACCTACAGGGTGGAATAATGCATCGGGTCAACAGTCTGTACAACAACCTTACCCATACATTGCTAATAGTCAGACCCCATATATTGCGAATGCACAGCAACCGTATCCTTACATTGCTAATGCACAGACGCCTTATATCGCTAACGCTCAGCAACCGTATCCGTACATTGCCAATAATCAGACGCCTTATATCGCTAACGCTCAACAACCGTATCCTTATATAGCAAATAGTCAAACTCCATTTACATATCAACATAGGGCTCCTTTTACATATAGGAATCCTGTAAATGCACAGACACCATTTACGTATCAGAACAGGTCACCATTTACATATAGGAACCCAGTTAATGCTCAAACGCCTTATATCGCTAACGCTCAGCAACCGTATCCGTACATTGCTAATAGTCAGACCCCATATATCGCTAACGCTCAACAACCGTATCCCTATATAGCAAATAGTCAAACGCCTTATATTGCGAATGCCCAGCAACCGTATCCATATATTGCTAATGCTCAAACGCCTTATATTGCTAACGCTAGACAACCTGCTATTTATCAGAATCCATCAAGTTCACAGACACCTTACATTGCTCAGGCAAGACAACCTGCTGGATATAGAAATCCTGTTTCTGCACAACAACCATATATCGCTAATGCTAGACAACCATTTACATACAGAAACCCTGTAAATGCTCAAACGCCATATATCGCTAATGCTAGACAACCATTTACGTATAGAAACCCTGTAAATGCTCAAACGCCTTATATTGCGAATGCTAGACAACCATTTACGTATAGAAACCCAGTGAATGGTCAAAATCCGTACATTGCGAACGCACAACAACCATATCCGTATATTGCTAATAGTCAGACTCCATATATTGCGAATGCTCAACAACCGTATCCATATATTGCGAATGCTCAAACGCCTTATATTGCTAACGCTAGACAACCAAACACATACGCCCGACAAGGTAGAACACCGTTCACGTATCAGAACAGGTCTCCATTTACATACAGAAGCCCAGTTAACGGACAACAACCATTTACGTACCAAAACAGGTCTCCATTTACATATAGAAACCCTGTAGGATATCAAGTACCATTTACGTATCAAAATAGGTCACCGTTCACTTATAGAAACCCTGTAGGATATCGAGTACCATTTACGTATCAGAACAGACAACCTAGTACGTATAGAAACCCAGTGAATGGTCAAACTCCGTACATTGCGAATGCTAGACAACCTGCTGGTTACAGAAACCCAGTATCAGCACAGCAACCATATATTGCTAACGCTAGATACCCTGCTAACGCTCAGTCACCTAGTAATGCTCAATCGCCGTTTACTTACAATGCTAGATACCCTGCTAACGCTCAGAGTCCTAGTAATGCTCAATCGCCGTTTACTTACAATGCTAGGTATCCTGCTAACGCTCAGAGTCCTAGTAACGCACAATCACCGTTTACTTACAACGCAAGATACCCTGCTAACGCTCAGTCACCAAGTAACTCTCAAACACCGTTTACTTACAATGCTAGGTATCCAGCGATTTACACTGCTAATGCTAGAGCATCTGTGAGTTCAAGAAGTCCTGGCACCTATCCATACAGGGCACCTGTTGGTTATTGGGAATCTAGTACTGCTTATGCTAACAGTTATCAGATGGGATATGTTGAGGGTGTAGGTTTATTCTCTTCTTTTGGTGGCCCTTTGGGAACTTATCAAACATCTTCAGGTTCTTTACAGAACTTTAATGCTGTTACTGGTTCTGCCTTGCCATACTACGCTGTTACAGCATACCAAAACAGTGGTTCCGCACCGACAACTTTCTTCATTGGTGGTACAAATTCACTACCAGTTGGCCCGCTGTCGCAAATTCTTACTCAGTGGACTAGAGGTTATTACCCATCACCTTTCTCATTACCATTCCAGTATATGCAGTATTCACAAGGTCGTTGGTATATACAAGGTAGAAATATGATGAGAGAAAACAGTACAGCTGGTGCTTACGGCTACCTTAGAATAGATGTAACAAAATAGGAATTAGAAATATGGCATTATATGAAACAACAATAACAAACCCCGATGGAAGTACTGAAACTGCTTTAAATAAAGATTTTGTATTTTCTGATATTGACGGAGATGTAACTTGTACACAAACAGGATTTAAAGCAGCATACACAGTAGGAGAAAATACGGACTTAGCACAAGCTGAGGCGGATATCGATGCTTGTATTGCTAACAACTTGGAAGTTTGGGCTTGGCAGAAGTATTACCAAAACCCTCTGAACCCAAGTGAACTAAGGGATTAATAGGAAAAGACATGGCACAAGGCAGTTATCAGGTTCCATCCATTGCACAACAACCGTTCACGTACAGCGCATCGTATCGTGTGCCTTATATTGCTAACGCAAGACAGCCTGGCACCTATAGGAACCCATTTACGTATCGTGTGCCTTATATTGCGAGTGCTAGACAACCTAGTACGTATCGTAATCCATTTACGTATCGTGTGCCTTATATTGCTAACGCAAGACAACCTAGTACGTATCGTAACCCATTCACATATAGGGTTCCATACATTGCGAATGCTAGACAACCTAGTACGTATCGTAACCCATTCACATATAGGGTTCCGTTCACATACCAAAACAGGTCTCCATTTACATATAGAAACCCTGTAAGTTATCGTGTGCCATTTACTTACAATAATAGACAACCATTTACATATAGAAACCCTGTAAATGCTCAAACGCCTTATATTGCCAATGCTAGACAACCTGCTGGTTACAGAAACCCTGTTTCAGGACAACAACCATATATTGCGAATGCTAGACAACCTGCTGGTTACAGAAACCCAGTATCAGCACAGCAACCATATATTGCTAACGCAAGGAATCCATTCACATATAGAAACCCTGTAAACGGTCAACAACCATATATTGCGAGTGCTCAGCAACCATATCCATATATTGCTAATAGTCAAACACCGTTCACTTATCAGAACAGACAACCTAGTACATATGCTAGACAGGGTAGAACACCGTTCACATACCAAAATAGACAACCTGGCACCTATGCTAGACAGGGTAGAACACCATTTACGTACCAAAATAGACAACCATTTACGTATAGAAACCCAGTGAATGGTCAAAATCCATTTACGTACCAAAATAGACAACCTAGTACGTATAGAAACCCAGTGAATGGTCAAAATCCATTTACGTACCAAAATAGACAACCTAGTACGTATAGAAGCCCAGTTAACGGACAAACTCCATTTACGTACCAAAACAGGTCTCCATTTACATATAGAAACCCTGTAGGATATCAAGTACCATTTACATATAGTAATAGACAACCTGCTATCTATGGAAACCCTGTAAGTTATCAAATACCATTTACGTATCAGAACAGACAACCTAGTACATATCAGAGAACTGGTAGAACACCATTTACGTATCAGAACAGACAACCTGGCACTTATGCTAGACAGGGTCAAACACCATTTACGTACCAAAATAGACAACCTGGCACATATGCTAGACAGGGTCAAACGCCATTTACGTATCAGAACAGACAACCTAGTACGTATAGAAACCCAGTGAATGGACAACAACCATATATCGCTAACGCTAGACAACCTAGTACGTATAGAAATCCAGTGAATGGTCAACAACCATATATTGCTAATGCAAGACAACCTGGCACCTATGCTAGACAGGGTAGAACACCGTTCACTTATCAGAACAGACAACCTGGCACATATGCACGACAAGGACAAACTCCTTTCACGTATCAACACAGACAACCTTCAACATATAGTAGACAAGGTAGAACACCGTTCACTTATCAGAACAGACAACCTTCGACATATAGTAGACAAGGTAGGTCACCTGTTATACGTTGGGATGGTAACTTGTCACAACAGTGGCCTGCTACTGATATAAGTTAATTTTCATCGACTAAATACTGGTAGAAGCAATTTACTGGAATTTAGTTTATGGAAAAAATAACAACACTTGATGCACTACTTCTAAAATTAGAAGAAACCCCTATACCAACTGAAGAACTCAAAACTTATGGTCATGCTCAGAGGCATCTATTACCCCAATATCATTTAGGGTCTACTAATATTGATGAGATTGATAAAGACAGCGAGTTCTATAAAGTCTTATCATATTTTTTTGATAATGTTATGCCTCCCCTACGACTTCTTAAGTGGTCAGACCTTGATACACTGAGAAGACAGAAAGAGATTACGACCTTTAATGGATTACAATTTCAGTGTAATGCATATCACAAATTCATGCCAGATATTTACACTTCAGGAATCCAACCCGAAGGTGAAAAAAATATAACAACAAAATTCCAAGTTGCTACTGTTGATGATGAAATAAAAGAAATTAAAGACTACTGTGGTGAAGCAACCGACCCACGTGACTTTCATCAAGAAGATTTTAACATATCTATGAATTCAATGTATTATCATAGTGCGAAAGCTCATTGGATTACACAAAGTATTAGAGAGGAGGGATTGTGGGCTCCTATTCAAGGATATACTCAATCTCCTAACGGTGGTAATTTCACACAACTTATGATACATCCAGGCAGTGTACGTTCAGGTGTATTTGAAGAGATGGAAGACCCAACACATGAACTTTTGATATGGGATTTCCAAGATACATTCCCCGACATTCCATCAATGTCCATAGACGATTCTTTGGATTACTGGAAAGAAACCATCCTCAATGGTAATACAAAATGCAATCATAAAAACTTGAGTGTTATATTTACTAATGGTACACTTGAATACCAATCCGACCATTCCAATATAGAATTTAGAAGAGAAGTTTGGAAACATAGTAAGAAGTTTACAGAACTTTCTGCTGGAAAACCTCTAACAATTTATATTGGTTATGACCCTAGACACAATAATCTAGAGTTGTACTCCAAGCAATCTATATTAGATGCAGTGAAGAGAAGTGTTGGTGGTGGGAGATTTGTTGATTACACTAGGTTTACGCCAGAAATTAAAATACTTGACATTTCAAAGATACCCGAGTACACTAGAGAGTATGCAAATCAATCTACTGAGTTTACATACAGTAGATTCTTAATACCGTATCTTGAGAACTATGAAGGGTTTAGTATGTTTGTAGATGATGACTTCATCTTTAATAAAAACCCTATGCCGATGTTCTATTACCTAGGTCAAGATGATGCAGTAGCATGTATCAAGTATCCGCAAATTAAACATGATGAAACCAAGTTTGATGGAGAAGTTAATATAGATTATCCATGTAAACTATGGTCATCTATGATGTTCTTCAATAACAGTCATCCCGACTGTAAGAAGTTAACACCCGAAGTGGTTAACACTTGGACAGGTGCCCAATTGCATCAATTCGAATGGACTGATAAGATTGCTCCCATCCCCGAGAAGTATGTGTTCGTTGAGGGATATGATGACCCCGAGGTTAAGTGGGATTTCTCTGCTGTTCACTATACAAGAGGTGGGCCATGGATAAATGGGATGGATACAGAACACATAAATAATTTAGAACACTACAACAAAGTTAAAAACAGCTTGTTGTGATAACAATCTTATGATATAATGGAGAAAAAGGATATATTATGAATGCACTAATTTACACAGAAAACAATGAACTTATGATTACCAAACCTAATGGTTTGCATTATAAGTTTGAAAATGTCGACAAACCCGAATTGGGATTTGATTATGATGTTCTAGTCTACGCTGAAGAAGAACTTAAGATTCTTAACTGGGATGTTCAAAAAGAGTTCCAAGACCAAGAACAAATTCCCTTAAATGCAGATGAAAAAGACGCTGTCGAAACTTACATTAAAAATTCAGAACCACCTATGGGTGTCACTTTAAACAGTCAATACATTGAACAACTAGCTTATATGTGTAATAAGAATGTTGAAGCATGTGCTAACGGATTTAATTTTTCTGATTTGGCAGAGGTTGGCTATGTTGGTAGAGAAGGTTCCAACCATCCTTACAGGTCTAATGCTAGACGTGTTATGGAGTATGCTGATGCATTATGGCACATCTTTGACCAAGTTATGAATGAGATTGTAGCAACTAGAGAAGATACTCTTAGAGATTTTACTAGTTATGTGGAACAACTACCACAACCACAAGCAATTCCCGAAACAGAAAATTTCTCACCTCAACGGGATACAAAAATTGGCGGTTAATCTAAATCCAAAGGTTGTTCATATTGATAAACCTTTTAAAATTCAAGACCTACCTTTACAAGATATCTATGTATTGGATGATTGGCTCAGTGTTGATTTATTTCATCACTATGCAAATGTCCATCTAAGGACTTATAGTGAATGGTCTAAAACAAATGAAGTTCAGAGCGGTAGCGCTACTGGATTTCCCCATCATAGTTTTTGGGGTGCAACTTACTTTAGAGGAGCATTTGAAGAGGATGGTTCACTAGGTAAAGGTAATTTGGTTCCTGAGAGGGGGTCAGACCCATTGAATGCCATGTTTGCTAGATATATAGATAGCAGACTAAGAACTGAATTTGGATTTAAATGGGAGAAATTTCAATACATGGGATTGAACTCTCAAACACAGGGACTAGATGGGACAACACATTCTGATTGTGCTCAAGATGAAGATTGGAATATATCGTTTCTATATTATTGCAGTCCTGTATGGTATCCATCATGGGGTGGAGATTTAAGAATTTATGATACTATGCAATTTGGACTTGATGGGAGAGCAGACCACGTCAAGAATCACCAAGTTGCTTCTGTAGAATATAAACCAAACAGATTGCTGATGTTTGACGGAAGAATTCCACATGGTGCAGATGCACCTACAACAAAAGCACGATACATGGACAGACGTTCTATAGTATTAAGAGGTGATGAAGTATCACTTACACATGAAGGAGAAGAATATCATGCCAATGATAGAATTTCACAGTTACAGCTCAGAGACCCTCGCTGATTTTAAACCAGTATTAGCAAAGAGTATTTTACCCGAGTGGTGGAAGAAAACTAAGGTAGCGGAGTTTACTCAAGGTAGACAACAACAAACTATTCGTGCTTGTCCAGCAATGGATGATTGGTTAAAGAGCGGATGGATTATTGTTGCTAATAGAGACATTCATGTTATAAATGGTGAAGGAATCAATGATAGTGGCACCAATAAAGTATTTACTTGGGATGGTAAGGATGCTTCAACCCATTCACAGTCCCATCCTAAAGAACAAGTTAGAGAATCTTTTGAATACTATGGTAGTGGTGACGGTAAAGCTCCTATAAAAGATGCATTTAAATTCAGAAATCCGTGGAACATAAAAACCCCGCCTGGCTATTCATGCTTCTACTTAGACCCATTCTTATTTCAGAATAAATACTTTGCATGTTGGCAGGGTATTATTGATACTGATACATTTAATGTTGGTCTAGACAATGCACAGATAATTTTTTATCCTAAAGTCGACCATTCATTTGTTATACCAAAAGGAACCCCTCTTTGTCAGATTATACCGTTTAAGAGAGAAGAGTGGCATGCTTCATTTGAAATAAAATCACATGAACACTGGCAAGAAACTAAAGGAAGAGGGTATAAAATAGACCCACATGACCCTTCTACTGAGAAGGTTTTATCAATGCAAGAATGGGGTCATAAAGCGCCATTTGAAGGGAAGGATGGTATTAGAGATTTGGGCCCGTATAGAAATAAGGGTTATTGGGTACCTAAAGCTAGACTATTTAAAAATGATAATCCCCCACCCGAATGCCCTATGCACGTAAGTGAAGAACAAGAACCTACTGAGGTTCAACTGGAGTTAAACTTTAATGATTAGATATTTATTCCCAACCGTCATCTTTCAAAGAAACATGACATGCCCAACACAGATGGGAGATGAGCTCGTTCTAGATGATGAATACATGAAAATGTTGAAAGATGAGATGGATGCTATGCGTAGACGTGATGGTGTTGGTAGACAAGTTTCAAATGCTTATACTGGATGGCAGTCTAACGATGGTGTAGACAATAATCCAACGTTCCAAAAATTAATGAATCGAATTAGTACAGTATTCTACCAAGAGGTTTGGAATTACTTTGGGGTTGACCCAACAAAGACAGCATTTCAAATGGGTAACTGTTGGGCAAATATAAATGATAAAACTGCATGGAACAGACCACACTTACATAATGGTTGTTGGTATAGTGGCGTCTTCTATATCCATGCTGATGGTGATGAAGGAGATTTTGTTGCTATCAATACAGACCCTAAAGTTGTTTCTGATATGCCAAATTCCAATAGACACCAAGAGTCATGGGACTTCAAACCAAAAACAGGAGAATTGATTTTATTCCCTAGTGGTATGATGCATATGGTAGCACCAAACTTGACAGACAAGGACAGATATTCAATATCATTCAATTCAGCATTTCAAATTAATGATGTTGAAGCTTATAGAAACAATTTCGCTACAGGTTGGCATCCCGATGAGAATACATTTGGTTTAGATGAAAACGGTATGTTACAAAAGTACCAATATGAACCTATTGATTGGGAAAATCAACAAGGATAACAAACATTCTTTCCTAAATAAGTGTATGGAAATTGCTATCTCACCAGGCGTACTTTGGAATATATTTCTAACACTTGTTGTCCTACCTATGGGATTCCTTGTTAGAACAATCTTATCTGAACAAAAACGTATAGACATTTTGGTTAATAAAACTAGGGAAGAAATAGCCCGTGAATATGTCACAAGAGACCAAATAGAAACAGAGTTTCAGAGAATTATCGACAAGATGGATAAACTAGATTCTAAACTAGATAGAGTAGTTTCTAAAACTTACTTCCAAGAATAGGTTCTCAACTGTTATAAATAGTAGTAGACACAAATACTACGGATTTAAAACATGGCAGAACCAAATTCAAAAGCATCTTTAAAAGAGTATATAAAAAGAAAACTCGGAGCTCCTGTACTAGAGGTTAACGTTGATGATGACCAATTCGATGATAGAATCGATGAGGGTCTTCAGTATTTCAGAGAGTACCATTACGATGGTGCAATTAAAACATATCTAAAACACCAACTAACCCAAAACGATATCGACTCATTTAAAACGAATGCAACACATAACGCAGCTACAACTGGTACACAAGCTGTATCAAATCAGACGTACTTAGAGAGTAATAGTTACATAACACTACCCGAACATGTGTTAAGTGTAATACAAGTATTCCCATTCAGTTCAGGCACGTCATCGAGTATGTTTGATATCCAGTATCAGTTAAGACTCAATGATTTATGGGATTTAACATCAACTAGTGTTTTATACTATGCTCAAGTACAGTCGCATCTATCTATGATGAATGATATTCTAGTTGGACAAGTTCCAATCAGATACAAGTCACACTCAAATAGATTGTATCTAGACTATAGTGTTGAAAAATTTAACGTAGGTGAGTACATTATCATCGAGTGTTATAGAAAATTAGACCCAACAGACATGACTGATATCTATAACGATATGTGGTTGAAGAAGTATTGTACCGCTTTAGTTAAGTATCAGTGGGGTGAAAACTTATCTAAGTTCTCGGGTATTCAACTGCCAGGCGGAGTCACACTAGACGCTACTCAGATGAAGACTGAAGCGCAAGAAGAAATTACAAGATTAGAAGAAGAATCGAGACTGAATTTTGAAATGCCAGTTCTCGATATGATGGGATAATATATGCCAACAAACGTATTTTTTAACCACGCAGTACAAACTGAACAACATCTATACGAAGATTTGGTTGTTGAGTCATTGCGTATGTATGGTAATGAGACGTACTATCTACCAAGAGAAATTGTAGAGGAAGACTCTATACTTGGTGAAGATGTACAGTCTAAATTTGGAGATGCATATTCTGTAGAAATGTATGTAGAAAATACAGAAGGATATGAAGGGGACGGAGACCTTATGTCTAAGTTTGGTATACAAGTAAGAGACCAAGCAACCTTCGTTCTTTCTTTAAGAACGTGGGAAAGATTTATATCACTAGACTCTAACCTTGCAACATCATTAAGACCAAACGAAGGAGACTTAATTTACTTCCCACTTAGTGGTTCTATGTTTGAAATCAAATTTGTAGAACACGAAAATCCTTTCTATCAAGTTGGAAAACTATTTGTATTTAAATTACAATGTGAACTCTTTGAATACAGTGGAGAAGATTTCGATGTTGGTGGTGCTGTCGACTTAATTGAAACTGAAAACGCCTACACAATAGATATGATTCTACAAGCAGATGGTAGTGGAAACTACACACGTGGTGAGAGTGTTACCCTTGGTGGTGCAGTTGTGGGTGAAGTTGTTGGTTGGGTTCCTACCACTAGAGAACTGAATATCAAAGATAACACTACAGCGATTTCTGTTGGTGATACACTCATAGGTGTAGACTCAGAAGCAGAATATATTGTTTATAGTATTGAAGATGTTTTAAACTTCTCTCATGATAAATCTGCACAAAACAAAGACTTTGAAACAAAAGCAGATGGATACTTAGACTTCTCAGAGACAAACCCATTCGGTGAGGTTACATAATGTTTGGAACATTTTTTTATAATGAGACAATGAAGCGAGCGGTGTCAATCTTTGGTACCGTATTTAATAATATTACAGTCAAGAAAATAAAAGAAAACGGAACTGTATTACATGAACAGAAGGTTCCAATTTCATATGGGCCAAAACAAAAATTCCTCGCCAGACTACAACAAGAAGCAGACTTAAGTGATAACAATAGAAGTGCAATATCTTTACCAAGACTTGCATTCGAACTTACAGGGTTTGAGTATGATGCTACTAGACAACAAAATAAACTATTACGTCACAGTAAATCACAACTAGAAACTAGTGATGGTAATAGAAGAGGATATCAATACCAACCAGCTCCGTACAACTTGAACTTTACTTTGAATGTTCTTGCAAAAAATATGAATGATGCTCTACAGATTGTAGAACAAATCTTACCATACTTTCAACCCGAGTATACAGTTACAATGAAGATGGTAGATTCTATGTCAGACATTAGAGACGTGCCAATTCAATTAACTAGTGTTAATATGGAAGACACATACGAAGGTGACTTCACTGAAAGACGTGTCATATCTTATGCACTAGAATTCACTATGAAGTTATACTTCTTTGGGCCTGTGTATACTGGAGATGTTATTAAGAGTGTTGTCGAAAGAGATTATATAAATCAAACAAGTGGTACATTTACTACAACACAAATTGATGGTGCTGGTCTTGTTAAAGAGGTCAAACACTATGAACCAGCATTCGCTGAGATTGTTAGTGCTGACACCCTTGGTACTTCAAATACATATACCTTTGCGAGTGCAATAAATAGTAAGATAAGTGTTGGGGATGAAATATTTGGTTTCAGAACCGCAGTTGGAAATGTGGTTGTTGCCACAATTTCTGAAGACAGACGTACAATAACTGCTAACGAACCAAATGCTATTTCGAAAGGAGACACACTAAAGTTTGTTGGGTCGGTACAACCAAATGACACATTTGTTGTTGCTGAAAATGTTACATTTTATGATGACGGAACAATCAGTACATTTGCTGATGATAAGGTTACCGATGCGAGTTAATTATGGCAAAAGATATAGATTCTAAATTAGACGAAGTTCTAGATATAACTTCGGATATTCAAATACAGACTGGAGAGATTGTCAAGTCTGTTCCAACGGATGACAAACGTTCTAAAAATATAGAAACAGATTACAAATACACTAGAGAAAATCTCTATGGTCTCGTTGAGCGAGGACAAGATGCAATTGACGGCATCTTAGATGTATGTAAGGAGACAGAAAACCCACGTGCATATGAAGTTGCTGGTCAGTTAATTAAAACTGTAGGAGAAACCGCTGAGAAATTACTAGACGTTCAAACCAAATTAAAGAAGTTAGAGGGTGAAGACCAACAGAGAATAGGGAAACAAGAGAACCATTTATATGTTGGTTCCACTTCCGAACTACAGAAGTTTCTGAAGAAAAATAAGAATGACAGTTAATAAGAATGAAGGTTACTTAGGTAACAGCATGATTAAGCGTGCTGGTATCGAACACCAGTACACTAAAGATGAAATGGCTGAATATTTGAAGTGTTCTGAAAACCCATGTCATTTCATTGAAAACTACACACAGATTATCTCACTAGATGAAGGTATGGTACCCTTTAAACTTCGTGGTTATCAAGATAAACTTATTGAACACTATGATGCAAATCGTTTCAATGTAGTCCTTGCATCACGTCAGAGTGGTAAGTCAATCACATCATGTGCCTATCTTTTGTGGTTTTTATTATTCAAACCCGAAGTAACAGTAGCGGTTCTTGCTAACAAAGGTGCAATTTCTAGAGAGATGATTGCACGTATTGTAACCATGTTAGAGTCTGTTCCGTTCTTCTTGCAGCCTGGTGTAAAGATTCTCAACAAAGGTTCGATAGAGTTTGCAAACGATAGTAAGATTGTTGCAGCTGCAACGTCATCATCGTCCATTCGTGGATTGTCAATCAACCTACTTTATCTTGATGAGTTTGCATTCGTTGACGATGCAGAGACATTCTATACTGCAACATATCCAGTTGTAACCTCGGGTAAAGACTCAAAAGTTATTATCACTTCCACTGCAAACGGTGTGGGTAATATGTTCCATAAGATATACGAGAGTGCAATACATGACCAATCAGAATACAAATCATTCACAATTAACTGGCATGACGTGCCAGGCAGAGACGAAGCATGGAAGAAAGAGACCATTGCAAATACCTCAGAAGCACAATTTGAACAAGAGTATGGTAACAGTTTCTTAGGAACAGGTAATACACTTATCAATTCTAATACACTACTAGGTCTGAAAGCATGGGATGCTGAGTGGTATAAGGATGGTTTTAGTGTGTATCAGAAACCTGTTGAAGACCACACCTATATATGTACAGTAGATGTTGCAAAAGGTAGAGGAATGGATTTCTCTACCATGACTATATTTGATGTGAGTGCAGACCCATTCACACAAGTTGCAACGTATCGGGATAGCATGATATCACCTATGCTATTCCCCGATATTATAAATAAGTATGCAAAAGCATACAACACTGCATTAGTTATAATAGAAAACAATGCAGAAGGGTCTATGGTAGCAAGTCAGTTACACTATGATATAGAATACGACAATGTATTCACACAGGGGATGACTAAAGCTGAAGATATTGGTGTTACCATGACCAAAAAAATTAAAAGAATCGGATGTTCTACACTAAAAGAGATATTGGAGGAGAACCGATTAAATTTGATTGACAGAAGCACGATTACCGAGCTTATGACTTTCATAAATAAAGGGATGTCTTTTGAAGCAGATAGAGGATATCACGATGATATGGTTATGAATTGCGTATTATTTTCTTGGTTTATTACAACTGATTATTTTACTCACCTCACAAACCATCAAGTTAAGAATCTCTTATACTCAGAACAACAAAGAGTCATTGAAGATGATATGTTGCCAGCTGGAATATTTGGGGGTGACCCATATATAGAGGAAAGCTTTGTAGATGAGGGTGGGGATAGATGGTTCTTCGAAGAGGAAAGGAACAATCCTTAAGAATTCTTAGAATCTTTAAAGTTATAAATATATCAAGTAAAACAAAACTTTTTACATTAACAGGAGAAAAGTATGGCATTTCAAGTATCACCAGGCGTACAGGTCAAGGAAGTTGACCTTACAAATGTTGTGCCCGCAGTATCATCTACAGTAGGTGCGTACGCTGGTTCATTTCAATGGGGCCCTGTTGATGAAGTAGTAACAGTTTCAGACTCAAACGGTTTAATAGAATCTTTCTTCACACCTGCTAACACAGATGCTGGTGCAGAAGATTTCTATACTGCTGAGTCATTTCTGAAATATGGTTCATCACTAAGAGTAGTTAGGATTAATACCACAGGTATGTCTAACGCAAACGCTGCCAATTCGGCAAGTAAACTTCTGAAAGGTTCAGAAGACTATGCATCAACATATGAAGGTGGTGCAGGCGGTGTTGGTTCATTTATTGCTAGGTGCCCAGGCGCTTTAGGTAATAATATAGACGTACACGTATGTGCAACAAGTGACGCATATTTCAAAGGTTCTGCATCATTAGTCAATGACACTGATGGCGCTGACGTAGGTGACACTACAGTAACCGTAGATACTGGGGCTAATTTCCTAGTAAGAGACATTATTACTTTCTCAGGTCACGCAACACAATACCGAGTTACTGCAATCAACGGAGCAGTTCTAACTATCGAATCAATCGGACAACCAGTTAAAGGTGGTCTAACAGTTGCAGTCGCAGACAATGTTGCAATCGATAGATATTGGGAACACTACGCTTTATTTGATAAAGCACCAGGCTCATCAAGTGCTGCCGTTAACGGTGGTATTGCAAATGATGAGATGCACGTAGTTGTTGTCGACAGAACAGGCGTAATCACAGGAACACCACAGACAGTATTAGAAACATACGGTTTCGTGTCTAAGTGTTCAGATGCTAAAGATTCAGGCGGTCAATTAAACTACTACAGAAACGTAATCTCACAAAAATCAGATTGGATTTGGTGGTCAGGTCACGGAACTTCACACGCAGCTGCAAGTACACACTACACTATTGCAGATATTGCTGGTGGTTCTGCTTTCCCAACACCTGCTTTACCAGTAAAATCAGTTCTTTCAAACGGAAGTGATGGTAATTTACCTACTGCAGGACAGAAGAGTGCTGCTTACACTGATAACTTCAGTGATGCAGATTCAGTAGACGTTTCATTCATGATAGTAGGTTCAACAAGAACACAAGGTGCAGATTCAGTTG